CCAATATCTAATTCTTTGAATGTCATTATTCTTTCTCCAAATCAATCTCATAACAATTAATTTCATTGCCACTCACTTTCAATAGTGTATTACCCTTATTATCATATACTCTCATATGTTCATCATATACACCATGCAAATCAGAATATTCATCACAATCCCATGAGATAGTGGCCTTATACTTATTAAGAAGTTCTCTCAATTCTGTTTTAAAATCATTCATTATTCAATTTCCAATTCTTTTACTGCTTCCATAATAAAATCGGGATAGTTTTTCAGAACTATATTGACATACTCTTTTAATTCAGTAAATGAACATTCTAAATCATAATAATCCTTTTCACCATCATCCAGAATCCAATATACTCTATATTTGTTTTTCATTATTCATCACGATATAATCAGACATAACCAAACTCTAAAATACTATCAATTTCCTTTCCTTTCTTTTCTTTCCATTCATTAAATGCTTTCTCTAATTCATACCATTCAGTAGAATATAATTTAATACTGGTAGAATCAATAATAGATTCAAATTCATCCCATTCCATTATACAATCTCCAATTCTTTTACATAATAGAAACCATTATGATTTCTGGTATTCAATCTATTAACTTCTTCTATTGCATCAGATTCATCCTTAGATAACATATCATGACAAATAACACCACCAAAATCAGTATCTAACATAACTGCATATACTTTCATTATATTATACTCCAATCAATTCTTGCTCAATAATATCAAAGTTAATACGGTTAATATAATCGGGAAGATCATCAATATATTTCTGAGCTAATTCTTCAGTAGTAAATACCCCAGAGATATAATGCTCTTCCCATCTTTGATATTCTACAATATAAACTTTACTCATTATTCCACCAAATACAGTTCATCCACAAAAAAATATAATGTTTTATTTCTCTCATGCAATTCTCTAGCGAGTTTCTCAGCATCATCTATATTGGTAAATACCTTATCACTCGCTAATGTTAGTGTCAATTCGTTTTTAACTACAAATAATTCCATTATACAAACTCCCTAATGGATATAATATCAATCATATCACCGTGAATATAATATACTTTTTCTAATGCTTCATTTTCTGATTTAGCATTAATAAAATCTACTTTTTTAATAGTATCCTTAGTGAATACATAATCAAATTTTTCAAGTTCTACTTCATATTCTTTCATCTTTCTCTTTTCCTTTCCTTCAAACTATGGGGATAGTATACCAGAAAATTGGTAAAAGTCAAGCGTTTATTGTAACTCATTCAGAAACAGATTGTTCACTATCGTGAAACTGGTGCACCAGGTTGCATGGAATTGGATTGGCAAGGGGTATGGTATGTTTCATTCACACAGGAACGTCATACCCCTTGTATGTTATTGATTTTATTGATGTGAAAATGAGTAAAAATCGGTTAATTTATGATTGATCGTCACATTTTTCCCATACTATATTGCCGCCCATCCAATTTTTGGTTTTACCATAATACATTTTAAACCATTCTCCCATAGTATCTTTGTATATGATATAATCAATACCGAGCTGTTTATATTTCTTCAATATACTCTCAGCATCATTAGTGATTGACATACCATCACCATTATCAACCAGATATACAGTTCTACTAAATTCATCTTTCTTCTTTTCAGTATATGACATTATATTCACCATTTACCATTTGTTTTGTTTATATCAATAAAGGTATCATCATTATTCTCACTAATAAGGTATGAGATATCCCTTTCATAACATTCAGCAATCAATAATTCATCCGACAATTTGGCATAACCAATATGTCCAGTTTCTAAAATATCATATAGATATTGTTGGTCCCCATTATCCAAAATAGCAAACAAATCATCTTCAATAAGAATTTGAATAACCTTTTTACGATCAAATTCACTCATAATATTATACTCCAATGTAATCATTCAAATCAATTCTAATCAGTGCCCGATATTCCTTCATACTAATCATACCCTTATCCCACATTTCAAATAACCACCGAATCCAACCATTGAATACCATATTGGGTGTATCCTGATATTGTTTGACTGGATCAATATATTGGTCCACATACTGATTCACAAAGATTTTCTTTTCATACTTTGTCATATTATACCCGAACTATTCTAGATTTATCATTTCCGATTAATACCGAAGTAATAACCATTAAACTAATAACAATAATATATCCAATCATTATTAAATCCCTGAGATAAGGTTATCAAAGAAATGCTGATCCTTTTCTTCATATACTCCCAAAAACCATTTATTGATATGTTTGGAAGTAGTTTTAGACCATTTCTTATTAGTTTTATAATAACCAGCAGGAATACTGCCAACCAGATTAGAAACAAAACAGGCGACTGGTGTATTATAAGAGAATAATACTACAATACCATTTACAGTCAATTCGGTTTCATTTGCTGAGATTTTCTTGAGGTTCATTTTCTTTCTCTCTGTGTGTGTTTTCAAACTATGGTGTATTATCCCATAGAAAATGCTAAATGTCAATAGTCAATCATGAAACAATCTATTTCCTGAGAGTAAACAATCGGGGTGCGACAATTTGTCACACTGCGTCATATTGTCGCAGTTTTATAAGTGATTGATTTAAAAGATAATGTTAAATACCAAAAAATACTACATATCATTATCTGATATAATAATAATGAAGTAATAAAATGAAGTTTATTCGTCCCGAAGGGACTAGATATAAACTAAACTAGAAATGATTATAATATGATATGTCTTTTTATACTGGCTACTAATATACTAGTAATATGATATGCCTATCTGGGGTTAGATAATGTCAATACGATATTAGAACGATTTTCAATATCCATTCTAATATAATCTTCAATCATTTCCTTTATACTCTCTTCATCTATTCTATCAATATACTGTAGAATAAAATCCTTACACTTATTATTATAATCTTCTTGAGTAGAAATAAAATGTATGTATTGTTGTATAGTAATATTCATATTATTATATATCATATACTATCAATAGAGGTAATATCAGATATAATGCTATTGTATAGGAACTTCGTAGGAATAGGGTAATAATAGAAGAAATAATCAATATAATCATGATATAGTAATAAACTCTATAAACCCTATTATACAAGGGAATAATGATATTAATATATGCCCTGTGGATAAGTATGGGGATAGGTTGTGGATAACTTTTATTATACCTGTGGATAAGTCGCCAATGCGGCGGAAGTATGCTATAGTGTGTGTATATCTTCGTTAGTATACGTCACTATATGACACTTAGTCCCCGTATACCAACGAATATTTTTTTATATTACTCCATCATTATACTGAATGTATCAATATCAAATCTATCTAAATCAATAACATACGAGTCATACTCTAACTCGCCCACCTCTAATACTCTTTCTTTGATATCATCTAGGTCTAATGGTTCAAACTCATATACTTTGTTTAATACACTCATATTTCACTCTCTAATTTTAAATTATTATAAATACATGAATATTCAATATATTGCTTGGCACATATCCTACGGGTTTATATCACTGCCACGACTGATATAGTGAATATACACTGTTAGATTACATTATGTGTCCCAAATATAGTTATATCAGGGTATCCAGTCCCACCTCTCACTGTTTGGATATTGAGAATCTGTATTAAAGAATAACGTATAATCAACGGTAGCTGCTCTTATACACCATTCAATAATACAACCAATAATAATGACATTCACTATAGGCATAATACACACATAAGACCGATATAGGGCAGTGTTAATAGTCACCTAGTGAATATATTGATAGTATCATACAATCAGAATACAGGGTTTCCCATTATACCCTAATACTTTAAAAAATAGAGTATTGAAATGGGTTTTACTGCATCTATAATATGGTATTACATTCCCACTCTAAATGCCATTGATAATACGCCACCTGATACCATCATAAATCTCCATGCAGTATTGCTATCAGTGAATCTCTTCCTTACTGATACATTATCTACAGTATATGTCACTGTGAATGGTAGATTCCTGGCCTTTATTACTTTACTTGACTTCATTAGTATACCTTAAATATCTTGATTTAAATGTCTTTCTGCCATACTCTTATCAATATATGATGCTATAATCCTATCTCTATTATTGTATACACACCACAATTTAATATAGGGATTGTATTTTATATACATTTCAATTCCTTATTTCAAACATTATTGAGATATCATCGCCTTCTTCCATTTCAGCACATATATCAGTAGCAATATCAGAAGCAGCATCTTCTGATTCTGCCAATATAATGTCAACCCATTTAATACCTGTTTTCATGTCTTCAAATTCTACCTTGAAAGTTTGCATTTCCATTATACTATACCTATATTAAACTAATCCATCCAACATCAAAGCAGGTCTATTAACTGGTGTTTTACTACCGAATACTAACTTACTCTTGGCAGATACCTTGCGAGATACCCTTACTTTCTTTGACTTACATACTGTAACCTTTCCACCATTCATAAGATATTCGGTTACTGCTAGAGTATTCAATAGTGAATCTCTTACTTTGGTTTCATTCTTATTCAATATACTCATTATATTATACCTCTTCAATATCAATAACACATAGTTCATTGGCACGTAGCATACCGTCTGCCTTTAATACTACCTCTTTAGCAGTATCTCCATATAGGGTATGCTTTCCAATGAGATACTCTCCCATATACTCATATAATACACTAACCAGATACTCATTCATTTTCCGAATACCACTAATAATACATAATCAACACACCCGACAATACCAGACAATACCAGGGTTATTAATAAGAGTTTTATATTCATTTGATTTTCTCTCTCTGTTTTCAAACTATAGGACGTACTATTGCTTGTAGATACTTACAGACTATCTTTTTCTTTCCACAGACGATCCATATATTCATTATGTTCCTTTTTCTTTACATTATCAAGATAATCAGTATAACAGAAGTATACAAGATATAATACAACAAAAACAGATAATACAGTAAACATAATTTAATCTCCAATCAATTTCTCTAAACTATGGTGTATTGTCCCATATTCTTTAGGAAATGTCAAGCATTATTTTCACTTTTTTTCAATCTTTTTTCTTGAGTGATATCAGTGGGTTACTAAGGGTATTGACAAATGGTAGAGAGTGTGGTATAATGTATTGATTTATAATGACTTTTGACTTTATATAAGGGGATGATGGGGATGGGGGAGGGGGGATAGTAGAAAAAGCTCATTCTGGCCCAAACTCTTTTTTTCAATATTTTATTTTCCCAGAAAAAAAAGCAAATTTAGTCTTTTTGATTTTCAAATTTTTTTTCTGGGGCAGGAATTCCCATACCCCCTTTTCGGTAATCTTCTATGATCAACTCATAGAGTCTCTCTAGTTTGGAAGCTATCTGTACGTTGTGGTTGTCCTCTGTGCACCAACGAGGAAGACCAGATTGAATTACCATTTGCCTCAGTTTTTCATTCATTATTTTTTATTCCCGTTGATTTTTCCCAATCAACCTTTCTTTTTTTGTTTCTTTCTGTTTGATATACATCAGTACTCTCTGTACCACAATAAGAACATACTGAGTATTCATACTTCAACCCATCGTTCTCTGAAAAATGATCTGATAAAAAACCTTCATTACAAATGGGACAAATATCTCCAACCATTAATATTTCCCCCTATGGTAAGTTGCGTGGTTGTGGTGTATGTGTTCTGGGGTTAATCTCGTAAGGTTCACTCTTAATAGGAGCAGATGGTTTTGATACCACACTAGATTTAACCGTAGAAGTATTCGGATGCTGATTAGGAACAATAGCACCATACCATATGGCAAGTCCTGCAAGATAGAAGAATGCCAATCTAGTGGCTTTCAACCTTCCATTCCACATGGAAGAGAGTGCCACAAAAGACACTCCCATCATGAAGGAGAAAAGATTGAGTGATTCCAGAGAGATTTCAAAGATGTTCATGACCGTTATTATTCATTTAGGAGAGTAGGATTCGAACCACCCTCAGAGATAAAATCCTCTGCCAGTTGTTCGGCAAGTTCCTCATTTGTATGATATGTCTTCTTAATACTCTGATTGTTCATGAGGTATTCTACTGAGTATCCAGAGATGGATGCATAGTAAATACGTGCCTCACGATTACCAGCAGAATATTGATGTATTAGTTGCATAATTAACTCCTATGAAATAAGTCCAATAAAACGATTTAATATAACTCTGTTAGAGATTTTGTTACCAGCATACTTGGAGAATGCAGTTACAAGGCTCTTAGTTGTTTTTGCATTGGTTTTGAATTCTTCCTCTTCATCAAAAGCACCCTTATCAGATCTAAGAAGATAGTATTCATCAAAACCAATACTAGTGGCAACAGCATGTTTTTCCTTTTTAAATTCTTGATTCACTTTGTCATGTGATTCATAATCAGGGAAAAAAGTATATATCTTATTTTTCAACTGTTTACTACTAAGAATATAGAATCCAATGATGTTACAGTTAGTCCTCAACTTCAATAACTTAATAAATGCAGCGGTCTGATCATAAGAACTACTAACATTCTTGATTCTTACCTGATGCCTTGTCTTAGGGTCAGTAAGCACAATAACATTAGGTCTGAAACCATTAGTAGTATAATCTCCACGACTAAGGTATTTCAAATTACCATATGCATCATAATAACCATTTGATGGATTACCTTCACCATCAGTCAAGAATACCGTATTGACTATTTGTAACCTATACTTCTTCTGAAACTGCGGAATGATTTCCATAGCACTAACAATAACCTCATTCAATGGAGTACCATTCATATAAAAGATTGATGGTGGACTAATCTTATGTGCAGAAAGTGAAAGCATTACACCGGCTGCATATGCAAACTCAGATGCTGACATACGACTAGAGAAAATGTTTACCAATCTAAAATCATGTTTCAATTGAATCTCATTTGCATTAATTTTCTGATCAGAATTAATACCATAACTGTCAGTGAAAGAATATACTTCATATGGAATATTAACTTTCTTACAGAACATAACCAGATTCATTAACTGCTTTACAGTATTATCAATATGTTGAGTCATAGAACCAGACCAATCCAAGAACATGATCAGACCATGTGATTTGCCATTAGGTGTTACAGTGATCTTCTTGAAGATATCTTCATTGAACTTGTAAGAGAAAATCTTATCCATGTTCAAGTCACCTGTCTTAGCAGTAGATGCTTTCTTCATCTGATCTGCATTCTTACGTAGTTCAAACTCCTTGACCATATAAGATACAACTTTCATACTTTCCTTACGGAACTTTTGAAACCCTTCAGTGTCAACAGTTTTATAACCATAATATTCCATCCACTTTTTATCAATCTGAGATACATGTTCAGCATAAATCTTATATGTTTCTTTATAATCAATAATCATTGGTTCAACATTGATCTTAGGAAGATTCATATAGAAATAATTTTCATTTGATTCAGCAAACAGTTGAGATTCATTCTCTCTGTATGCATCATCAGTATGTGAACGAATGTCTTCTTCATCTACAGATGGTTTTCTGCCGCCTTTTTCATCGATTTCTGAATTATTTTCATTAGGTTCATCACCTTCATCCTCTCCAGATTCGTTATCAGAGTTAGAGGAATCATCTTGATTCTCTTCTTCAGTTTCCTCCCCCTCTTGACCTTTTGAAATTTCGTCAGAATTTTCACCCTCTTCAGATTCTGTTTCCTGCCTTTTGTCCGAAACACTTTCTTCTTCTGGTTCTTCTCCCTTTTTACCCAGAAACTTTTTACCATCCTCGGACTGTTCCTCATCGGATTCATCATAATCATCACCTTCTAGGTTTTCTAAGTCAAGTTCATTGAGTTCATCTTGGAGTTGTTTCTCCATTTCCTCTCTCATGAACTTGGTGATACGTTTTGTCAACTCAACAACTTCTTCATAAGTGTTAGTAGATTCAACTTCATCAAGAAGAACACGTTCCTCATCATTGAATTTGATGTTAAGACCTGCACCAACCTTGCAATGTAGGTTAATACGGTCAATGAAGTTCATGACATCAAGGTTTTTACCTTCAGTTGCAAAGAAATTCTTTGCAAACAATGCATTATATGCTTTAACAAAGGAATGACGAATACCTGGATATTTGTATTTGATCTTACGTTCAATACGAGAGTCCTCAACAACGTTAAGAACAGACATGTTAACATTGTCTTCACGTGTCTGAAGCATTTCTTCAAATGGAGTATACAGTGCATGACCAACTTCATGACCCATAAACAAGTCATATGTCCAAGAATCAATCTTAGAATCAAGAACAGGAACAGTAAGAATGCGATTCTTAACATCAAATGATGCCGTAGATACATTTCTTTGCTCAATGTGCAAATTCTCAGTTGCCATTAACTTAGCAAGAAGTGATTTTGTTTCAAGAAGTTGTGTCATAATGTAGATTTCCTCTTTGTTCTCTCAGTGTATGGTGATATTATACCATAGAAAATGGTAAAAGTCAATCATTTTTTCTACTTACAACAATAACATTACCTTTTACACCCATTTTCATTTCTGTAACAAGAACAGTTCCTTCATCCCAACCCAATTCTTCGATGAGTTCATCAGGAATAGTAATAAAATAAGATGGGTCTAGTTCATTATCAACTTTTATTGCACATTTATATGTTTTTCCCATCACATATCATACCTTGGTTCATCAAGAATAAGAATCTTACCCTGATCCTTTGCCTTTTTCATCAAAGTTAACTCTTCTACGAAAGAATATAACTCATCCAGTGAAAGATCACCCAATGCAAGTTCCATTGCATAGTCATCATCTTGTTCTTCTAACCCATAAACTCTATCAAACATAAGTAAAATACTCCTCTTCTGCTTTCTTTCTTGATTTTATAGCATCATCAATACATGAAAATGATCCTAAATGAATTAATTTGTTTTCAACTCTAATATACGATATCCATCTATTGATTGATTTGTGCCACGTAACACCTTTATGTCCAGATTTATTATTTTTATTCAAATTTCTATTTTGTCCATTTTCTTTATTATTATTTGGACATAATCTTAAATTTTCTATTCTGTTATCATCTCTTATTCGGTTAATGTGATCTATTTGACAAGATGGTAATTCACCAGTATGATATAACCAAACTAAACGATGTTCTCTATACTGTTTTCCGTCAATTTTTATTATAATATAACCATCAATTTTTGTTCCACATCTTATACCTTTGAGTTTATTGTGTTTATTGTCATTCTTCCAAAGAAAATATCCATTTTTATTATATTCAAATAATTCTATTAATCTTTCCTGATTCATAATACCTCATTTTTACGACCAAGAGAAGCTGGATTCATGTCTTTTGTGACATAAACATAGTTTCCTTTGTGGAGTGGAGCAAGACATTGACCAACATGTTCAACAATCTTACGATCAGATTCAGATAATTTGTGGAAATCACGCATAATGCCTGATTTTGTGAGTGCGCCAGTAACACCCATATCAAGAGATCGGTATTCTGGTGCAATTCTGTCACTGGGAATGGACAGGTTATAACTAGTCAAGGGTCTAAACTCTTGATTTCTAGATATTTTTTGCTTTGAAACAACATTTTTGGGTTTGCGTTTAGGTTTGTACTTTGGTACAGCACAATAAATCATAATATATCACCATTTTTTTGAGTTTGTGGTGTATATTATACTACACTTACCCAAAAATGTCAAGAGATTTACTTAGTCAAAGTAGTAATCTTTCTCTCTTTCGTAGATTTTATATTCTTTTACTTTGAATCTTGTTGTTGTTACGTTTTTAGAACGTTTAACTTCAACACTTTCATTATTTTTCTTCTTGTTTTTTAGAAAAGTTCCACCAAATCCTTCATAATCTTCTTCATAAAGATGATTTTTATGAATATTTGCTAAGTTCTTTGCCACTTTAAAGCTCCTGTTTCATGTTTATGCCTTTATTTTACTACCAGGCATGTTATGGTAGCATGTCAGGGAATGCTTCCTTGACAAATTCATAACTTAATCCTTGAACACCTTGATCTTTCTTGAAAATCCCGATAATAACTTCTGCTTCTCTAGGTTCAAGAGACTCAAGTAACTGAATTAGAAGTTCATTTTGTTTTCTTGGAGTTAAACTTTCAGCTTTTGAATCACCGACACGAAATAAGTATAGTTTTCTAAGTTCTGTTCCTAATTGACATACAGAAATTCCTGGTTTAGTATCAGGAACTTTATAGTTATCAGGCATTTCTTTTATTAACCACTGCCAATCGGGGTGATATGTTAGTTTTAGGGTATTGACTAGAGTTTGTGATAAATTCTTTTGTATCACTAACATTCTTTCTTGATGTGTGTTTGCCATTTCAAATTCATCAAACACTTCGTACATATTTTTATTAGACATTAAAATTCCTCAATAACTTCCATTAGGTTCATAAGTTTCTTTTCCATAAAGTAATTAACCAATCTATTCTTTGGTGCTGGTTTTACTTCTTCATAGGTATTTATTATTTTTTCTTTTATATCGGTTGGGATATGTTCTAGGTCAATCAACATCTGATTTCTACTGAATCCCGTCTTGGCATAGTTATCTTTCCACTCATTCCAATCCTCAGCAAGAAGTTTGTCAAGAGTACCCTTAGTGATTGGTTTCTGTCTAAAATCGTTTACAAAACAATCTGGTGGAGAAAATACGTTAGGAATACCATCTCCCTTATCACCACGAATAATCTTTTCCTTTAGTTCTTCATGTGGGTTCTTTGAAACAAGGTATTTCTTTTGAGCAGGATTATATTGCTTAATAGAATACTTTCCTGTGTTGTATTTCTGTAGTTGCAAGAAGTCACCATCACTAGAAAGAATAAGAACATTCTCATGTGCAACATGTCTAGGTGCCAAAGTTCCGATAATATCATCTGCTTCGGCACGTTCAACATCAATGACCTTGTATGGGAAGTTTTCTTTTAGTTCTTCCTTAAATCTAGCAAGCATATCAAAAATAAGATGCCAATCTAGATCGGACTTATCACGTGTTTTCTTACGACCAGCTTTATAGAATGGGAAGACCTCTCTTCTCCAATACTTACGATTATCACAACACATAATAACTTCACCATATTCCTTACGGAAGTTCTTCATGTGTGTTCTAATAATGTTAAGGATCATATGTCTAATAAGATCCTCTTGTAGTTTGTTACTCTTCTGGTTGTTGATCTGTGCCATCAACCCAGAAATAAGTACTTGATTCAAATCAATCAATATCATTATATAACCTATATTTTAGTGCAATTCAGTGGGTTTCAATGTTTTTACTACACCATCATTAATTTTTTGTGAAGTAGTAGTTTTCTTGTGTATAATACCATACCAACCAGATTCAATTAAATTAGACATATAAACTAATGGATCTGTCAGAATTGCTTCAAAGTTGTCAAAGTGTACATTTCCACAAGGAAGATCTTTAACCAAAGTGATATGATATATATCACCAAGTTTACTTCCTCCTACCGCAACACCATCATCACAATATTCACCACCTTCTATAGAAACCAATCCCTCTGCTTGTCCGGGTAAGAATGACAAACAATCATAACTCTTACCTTTCATATCTTCTAGTTCTAGTAACATGTATCCCTTCCCCTAGTTGTGGCTAATGAAGATCATTATACATCAAATCATGTCATGTGTCAAGTAGAATCTTTAAGTGGTTCCTGTGAACTCTTACCATAATCCAATGATTATAGAATTCATTTGGTTTGCGTAGAACATCTTGTACAAACTGTTCTCTTGCTTCCATATAGTTACATTCACCCTTAGAAAGACATAGGTGAATTATTTCTCTGGTGAATAGGTCTTTACCAAGTTCTTTTACATCATCCTTTAGATCTTGGTTAGATCCATAGTATGATTTCCAATCACTTTGTACTTTCATTCTTTTCTTCTTACCTTTAACTTGTTTGGTCTTGGTAGAATAAAAGAACTTCTTGCCTATGTATTTTTTGTTGGTGGAAAGGTTGGTGATGATATAGACGAATCCATAATTATCACCAACCATATCTTCTGTAAATATTTCTTTATTATAAGTCCATTCTAATGCCATGATTCCTCATCCAATTCATCTTCTCCGTCTATATAGTCGGAATCGGATTCATCGGACAGATCTTCAATTGGTTCACCACAAAATGGGCAGTATTCTGGATATTCTTTAGATGATAACATTTCGTTATAATTCACCAGAAATACTGATTCACATTCATGACATTCTCCATTTATTGTTTTTATTATTGACATTTAATTCCTTGATGTTTAGTTTGCCCAAACATCACCCCAACTTCCAGATAAAGCACCTTTTGCATAGTCAGTAGCCCTATTCTCAAAAAAGTTGGTGTGTGTTGGCGCATTAATCATTTCCTCTACCCAGGGCAATGGGTTCCTTTTTACTTTAAAGATTCCTTTCAATCCCAATGAGATCAAACGGCGATCTGTGATATAACGAATGTATTTCTTAACATCCTCTGATGTCAAATCTTCCATTGCACCAGTTGAGAATGCCAAGTCAATAAACTTATCTTCTAATTCAACCATTCTTTCAGCAATAGTATAAATCTTTGATTTCAGATCATCATTCCAAATCTCACGATTTTCCTCTATATATGTCTTGAACAATTTGATCATTCCTTCTGTATGTTGAGTTTCATCAACAATAGACCAAGTGACGATCTGACCCATTCCTTTCATCTTTCCATGTCTTGGGAAGTTAAGAAGCATTATAAATGAAGAAAATAACTGCATCCCTTCAGTGAAAGCAGAAAAGACAGCAATATGGGTAGCGGTAGATTCAATAGTGCCGTTTTTAGACGATATATCCATAACATAGTCGTGTTTCTCCTTCATCTCTGCATATTCAAGGAATTCATTATATGTGGTCTCAGGAAGACCCAGAGTTTCAATAAGATGACTGTAAGCTGCAATATGTAATGATTCTCTTGCTGCAAACCCAAGAAGCATCATACGAACTTCTGGTTGTGGGAAATGTGGCAGATAGTTGTTTACATAACCACCTGCAACGTCAATATCCCCTTGAGTGAAGAATCTAAAAATTTGTGTAAGGAAATGCTTTTCCTCTTTAGATAACTTCTTCTTCCAATCTTGAACGTCTTCTAGCATTGGAACTTCTGTGTGTAACCAATGGGACTGCTCATGCTTTAACCATGCATCATATGCCCAAGCATAGGAAAACGGGCGGAAGTATGTTCTTTCTTCTGTTAATTTTGATTTTCTATTCTTCATGTTCTATCCAAGTATGTTTGTATCCAGTCTTCTTTTCATTATGTTTCACCACTCATCCTTCACATGATAAACAAACATCATCATTTACTAATGATTTCATATCCAGTTCTTTGATCACTTCACGTTCAATTCTTTTAGATACCTTATCTGCCTTACCAATCTTTTCAGAACGACAATAATACAATGTCTTAACACCCTTCTTCCATGCCATGAAGTGCATAGCATGTACATACTTAATGTGTGCATCTGGTCTAAAGAAAAGATTCAATGATTGTGACTGATCTATGTAGTTCTGTCTATCAGCAGCCAATTCAACAACCCATTTCTGATTAATTTCCATTGCGGTTTTGAATGTATCTTTAGTTAATTCATCTAATATGTTTAGATGTTGTACTGAACCATCATTAGCAATAATAGAAGACCAAACATCATTATATTCTTCTTCTGTCTGAGTAAGACCCTTGATAATCCTATCTAAGTATTTGTTTTTATTCAGAAAAGATCCAGAAAGTGTATCTTGCCTGTAAGCATTAGCACGATAGGGCTCAATAGAAGGAGAAATATTGCCCATGATAATAGAAGAAGAAGCATTAGGAGCAATGGCAGTGGTATGACTAAACCTACGTCCAGTACCAACAGCATCAGGTGCTTCACCTCTTTCTTTACCAAGTTCAATATTTGCATTATCTAAACCTTCTTTAATGTGTTTGAAAATACGATTGTTAGCAACCTTTGCCATCACTCCTTCAAACGGAACTCCATTCCTCTGTAGGTAAGCATGAAAACCGAGAGCACCCACACCAATGCTACGCTCACGTGAAGCAGAGTATTGTGCCCTAGAAATTTCAGAGGGAGCATTGTCAATGAAGTACTGAAGGACATTATCAAGCATTTCGGCAACGTCCCGTAAAAAATATTCATCGTTTTTCCATTCATCAAAATACTCCAAGTTTAAAGAAGATAAACAACATACTGCTGTTCTTTCTTCATTTGATGGAAGTGTGATTTCGGAACAAAGGTTGGACTGATTGATTCTTAATCCTTTATCTTTTAAGAAATCTGGCATTAAACGGTTACTGGTATCAATATAATGAATATATGGTTCACCAGTATGCATACGGAGTTCCATAATCATCTGCCACAGATGTTTTGCAGACATAGTTTCACGAATTTCCTTTGAATGTGGGTCAATCAAATTCCAATCATCATTTGATTCTGGATCAATCATACAATTTTCAATAATTTGCATGAAATCATCTGTAATGTTAATACCATGATGGAGATTTAAGCAACGGACGTTTGGATCACCCGTTGGTTTTCTCATTTCTAGGAATGGGATTATATCAGGGTGAGAAATATCAAGATAAGCAGCATAAGACCCCCTTCTAGTACGCCCTTGTCTATAGGCGAGAGAACTTGAGTCATATATCTTGAGATGTGGCATAACGCCTGTAGATTTATCGTCAGCAGAACGAATACCAAACCCAATACCAACCCCACCACCCAACATACTAAGCCAGTTTGTTTCTGATAGGTTTTCAACTAGACCCTCCGCTGTATCTTCTATAAAGTTGAGAAAACATGATATAGGTAGACCACGCTTACTCCTACCAAAAGAAAGGATAGGGGTAGAATATGATAACCAATGCTTGCTTGCATGATTATATAGACGTTGGGCATGTTCTATATTAGAACTAAACGTTTTAGAGACAAATGCTAACCTATGTTGGGGAGATTCCTCATCATCCTTCATATATGATTCTTTTAATCTCTTTAGTCCAAGTTCATCAAATAGATTGTCCCTTTCTAAGTTAATGTTGATACCAAGATATTCCATGTTGATCCTTATTATAATACTTTTGCCATGATTGATTCGATGTCTGGTGGTGTCCACCCTTCTGGTTTCTGGACTTTACCATCTTCTCGTTTTAAAACCTTTCCATCTGGACTGATTTTCTGTAGATTACTTCTAGCAACCTCATCCCAAACTTCTTGTTGTGGAATATTTAGAGTGTGTTCTAAACCTTCAATAACCCAAATCAAATCACGACAAGCATCAGCAATTTCTACCATATCTTTATTAAAATATGCATCAACCAATTCTTGAAATTCTTCAGTGATAAGTTCCATGTAAAGTTCTGATTGCTTACCAAACCCAGTTTCAGTTTGATTACATGCTTCCATAAAAATTTTTACATCATCGAATGTGTCAGTCATACTACACCATCTCCTTAATTTTATAATTATAAATTTTCACTATCTTATATTATGTATACTATTTCTTCCCATTTAAACTATCAACAGCACTATCAATCATTGGAAATATTTGTCTAATAGTATCTTTGCATGCCAAAGCAACTTCACGATGTTCTTTTTGGGTTTCAATACCTTCTCTAATAGCAATATATGTTACCCAACTGCGTAATGAACCCTTCATATACATTCTTGATACAGTTAATCCTTCTGGTAATACTGCACGTGCTTGTTCCTTTGCAAGACCATTATCAATAGCCCATTCATATGCATTTCTAGCATAGTTCAATACTCTCCTTTGAGTATTTTCCCATTCTATTGAAAGAAATTCATCTTCAGATTCAATACTGTTCTGACGATTCTTTACATCTTGTAATCTTGCTTCTCTTGTAACAAAACCAAGATCTTTGGTTGGATCAGCATATCTCTGAGAAAATTCTTGAAATACAAAAGAACGATGTCTAAGAATTTGTCTTGCAATATCTCTAGTGGTTTCTATAGATAAAGTAACATCAACAAGTTCTAATGGACTCCAATGTTTATGGTTGATAAGATAATTTACAAGTTTTTCTGCTGTCGCATCATTATGTTGATTCGCTGGATTGGATACCCTTGCAACAAACGCAATTTGTTCCAATAAATTTCTACCAACAATATCTTGTGTGTAACTAATTAATTCAACTTTCATTTCACACCTTTTTCCATGTTATAAATTCCATCTTTGCCCTCAAGTTAACGAATGTATTTTTTTCTACTATATCTTGTATTTCACTGACAGTGAACCCACCGTCCTTTACCATATCATTAATATCTTTCTCTTCAATCATTTCTGGCCATATCACAACATTATAATGGTTTTCTATCGCTTTGTCAAGAAGTTTCACTATCTCCTTGTTTCTAGGTTCATTATCAAAGACCAGTGTTATCTTGGTCTTATCATATAGATCAGAAGCAGCGAATAGGTTAGAATCAGCAGTTGCAATGGCATTTTCTAAGAAAAGAGAATCAATCGGTCCTTCTACAACATAAATCATTTCTTCTTCGTTGACTTTATCAAGACCAAAGAACTTCATACTCTCATCAACCATTTTCACGGTTATATATCTCATCTTTGACTCACCCAATGCTCTTCCTTGAAGAGCTACTAGGTTCTTATCCTTATCATAGAAAGGTATCACCAACCTCTTGTCGTCCTCTACAAGATTCTGTTTATCTACACCAAGGTCTTCCACAAACTTTTTGAAATCTGGGGCATAGAAGAGGTTGTGGAGCGTTTCTTCTGGTATTTGACGGTTGATACAGTACTGTTTTGCAAAGTGACCATCTGGAAGTTCAGAAATGGTTTTCAGTTTCAACCTTTTCTTGAACTTTGGTTTTTGTTTTGGTATGTCAATACTATTATTTTCCGATTCAATATAATTGGGATGTTTGTCTTTATATCTTTCTAGAGTATAGTGTTGAAGAAGAGTGGGTTCAACTTTTTCTATAAAGTTGTAAAAGTTTGTAGATATACCACAGTTGTGGCAACGATAGAAATAATCATCACCCCTACGGAAAATATATCCGCGACATTTGGTTTTGTTTTTTTGGCTGTCACCACAGATAGGACATCTAAAATTGTATAGGTCTGGTTTTTTCTGTGTAAATGCAGTAAGTTTAGGGGAAAGTTGCAGAAGGAACTTTCTATCAATATATACACTCATATTACTCCATAACGAACAAGAGGATTACTTCAAAATTTTCTCTATTGTATCATAATCAACATGAGAAATCAACCATGCAATGACAATTATTCCACCAGCAATCATCCATCTCCAATTACTAAGTTTTTCAACAGCATCCTGCTCTTGTTTAAACTTTTGTCCCATTTCGGCACGAAGTTCCTTGATTTCATCCATAATACGGTGTTCTGTCAATTGAACTTTATCAATAACAGTATCTATTCTTTTATGGACTTCTTTAAGTTCTTCGTTCTTTTCGTTTTGTCTTTTTTCCATGTCGTTATATATTTGTGAAATATACTTGTCCTGATTATTCACAATTTTATCAATGACTAAATCTATTTTTTCACATAGTTGGCAAATTGTTGTTACTTGTGTTTTCAAAATACCAACATCAACTTTTAAATTTGTAACTTGATCTTGCATTAGATGTAATTCCTCCACTGCGGGAATAAGATATATAGTTATTTATAAATACAAATTGTTGGTGTTTTAAAATTTTTATAGGATAAAGAAATGAATATTGTAGTACAACAGGCGATTAATTTATTAGCATCATTATTGTTAGGTTCCGATACATTTACACGTATTTTGGGTGTAGTAAATCGTTGGGCAGATAAAAAGATATCTGGTGCAGAAAAACGTGCTGGTGTTTTAGATGAATTTGAAATCATCGGATTAAATATTACTAAATCTCTTGCTAATCTAGGTCTAGAGCTAGCAGTTGCATATTTGAAAAATGAAGTAAAAACTGATAAGAGTGCATAACAATGAATGTGGTATTAAGATATATTGTAGATCGTCTAAAGGAACCTTCAACATGGAGAGGTCTTATTTGGATTATTACTGCCGTTGGAATTGTTTTAAGTGAAGATCAGAAACAATCAATTGCAACAGCAGGTATGACTCTTGCAGGTCTTATTGGTGTATTTACTAGTGAGTATAATAAACCAACAGAAGAACAAGTCCAAGAAGTCGTTGAAAAACAAGAAGCCAAAACTGAAAATGTATTATCAACATCAAGAGTAGCAAGAAAGGTGAAAAATGCTAAACGTAATAAAGATCCTGATAATTTCTTTAATGATTAGTGCGTGTTCTTCACCACCTAAAGAAAAGATAGTTTATATTCCTACACCAATATCAAGACCTACAATGCAACCTCTTCCAAAGATAACTGGTCAAGAGGTTGATTGTTTATCTGATGATACTAAAATGAAACTCTTAAAACGAGATGATATTATGAAGAATTATATCACAGATTTAGAAGTTATTATAGATTCTACTAAGAAGAACTAAAACTTACAATGAGCAATACCTGTAGTTCTCATTATAGTAAACTGAACGTTTGATATATTAGGATCTCTATAAACTTGATTGGTATCTTGGATACCTGGACGAACAGAACAATCGTGTAATGCACAAGATGATAATAAGGAACTGATGAGTAATATCACAGTTCCTTTTTTATTTTTAACCAACCGGACCTTTTCTTGACCCCATTCCCATAAGAATAGGATTCTTCTTACGTCTTGGAAGATGAACGCCTGGTTCACCACCTTTACCCCCGCTACCAGCAATTGCACCACCACCAACTACATTGGTTGGTCCGGCAGAGGCAATTGCTCCCCCACCCATTCCATCTTCTATAACAAACTGTTTAAAAGTTTTCATTAACAATTCCATTTTCTCAGTGATAGTGCCTTTCTTGTTGGTCTACCCTTTTCATCCTTCATAGGACCAGGCATACCACTCATTCTATCACAAAATGATTTTCTGCGTTTTGCTGGCTTACTATCTGGATCTAACTTTGATGGTTTAGTAGTAACTGCCATACTCAATTTAGAACCTGGATTTTCTCTACGATAGGATGCAATACCTTTCTTATTAAGACCGCCCTCTGGGTTCTTTCCTTCTTTACGTTGCCATGCAGCAGATTTCTCATCTAATTGAGTTTCTTCTGGGACGCAATTTGGAACTGTCTTACCACCTTTCTTTTTCATACCAACGGCATTATATCCTTTCCAACAAGGGTTCTTCATTTCATTTACAAACTGTTTAAAACCTTTCATATTTGTTCCAGTATTTCCAGTACTTTATTGTCTGTTGGGATATCTTTAGTAATAAGATCACTTCCATTAATACCTTCTAATATATCAGGAAGAAGATTTAAGTATGATAAGAATGTCTTCAATATATCATAATCTCTTTCATCCATCTTATAGAACAATATTCTCGCTGTTGGTATAGAACCAAAAACATTATTCAATAAGATAATATGATTAAGTATCAACCTTTCTTTTAAAATTTTAGTTGATTTATATCTACGAAACAATCTTTTTAAATATTTGATTCGTTTTAAATCACCTTCAAATTCAGATATAATACAATGAGGTGCCATGTAACACTTCATTGTATATATCAGAAAATTATCTTCAGTTAAGTTATTAAACATAATAAAAGAGGGGAGATATCTCCCCTAATATTATAGTCCTGGAACTATACGACCAGCACTAGTATTACCTGATGATGTGTTGGTAGCAGAACAATTAGATAGACAAACTAATGTTTCTTTCAAATAACGAATTGTTCCATCATTATTTACTTTCTTTACAACACGATTCCAACCTTGATTGATATTCCCAATATTCGCAACAGCACCAGATGAAACGGTGATATTTGATGATCTTGTTGCAGTAATCAAAATAGTATCTTGATTATATGTGTTTGCTGGCGCAGATGGCCAATTGATTGCAGTATCAAATTCAATTATAGTGCCAGCTGGAGTAGTGTTAAATGTATTACTAGTTAAAGTAACAACATTTCCACTAATAGATTTAACTGTGTTATTTGATGCAAAGAAACCAGGATATCCATTACCAGCAAGTCCTGATGCAAAATAAACGTATTGACCAACAACTACACCAGCATTAGCAACATTATTTTGATTACCGTCATTATATGATAATATAATAGTATTGCTTGGAGGTGTTGTTATTGTATATGTTGTAAAACGAACAACTTCTCTAACTTGTCTTTCATAACTCCACTTTGGTTTAGTGGCTGGAGCGTCTGTATTTCCCCATGATGGCATTTTATTTCTCCTGTTTTAACCTTTGGTTATATTGTATTATCTATTTATCTATTATTTCTTTTTGGTTTTTGGTACTGGTTCATTACCTTGAGGTTGACCAGGACGTGCTCTCATTGAAGGATCAATTTCAACATCATCTCTGTCTTGACCTGTCATAGTTTTTCCACCTGTTAATATAGCAGATGCTTTGGGTTTGTTTTCACCCATATGAGATGCATCATCGGGTTTGATAAACTTTGGTTTCTTTCCCAATGGTTGCTTGGTATCTTTATCTTCTGCATCCCAAGCATACATATCCTCAGACATTCTTATGTTCTGATAGATTTCTTTGATCCTACGGAAAGTTTCACTGACTTTTTTCTTTTTCATTTTAGTGTTTAGTGCAGGGTTGTTAGGACCATCTTCTTGACTATTTTCCATTCCAACAGTTTGTGTGGGAGCAGAAGTATCTTGATACGTATCTTCTAATTGAAGTGATTCTTTTAGTTTAGATACAAACTCATAATCATCCATAGTAAGAACACCTTTCTTACGAATGTTAATAAGTTTCTCTACAACTTTATGCAAATCAGCATCGGACTTAATATCTTCTCTTGCCAACTCTAACATTCTTATAAGAAGAGGAATGTCAAAAGTTACAGTATCTTTTTTATCTGTTGTCTCATGAATACCACCATGTGCAGGTGTTATGATATTATGTTTATTATAACTTTTTTTCAACTGTTTCTGTCTAATCCTAGTTGGTGAAGAAACATGACTACTTACAGAAGAACCGACATGATGAATATCACCAGTAGATCCAACTTGTTCACGCATAGGATCATTGAATGTTGGCAATTTTCCACCATGCATATGTTGTTGTACCCAACGTTGGAAAGCACCTGTCTTAGAATGTGCTACTTTCTGTTGCATACTAACATGCTTAGGGTTTAACCCTCTACGGCGAAGAAAAGCATTCAAAAAGTTAGTTTCATTGATATTTGCCTTTGCTGACCAAGGATCATTGGGGTCAGTCCCAAAGGTAGTTTTTGGTGCTACCTCTGGTTTGACGATATCTTTTACTATCTTAGAAACTTTCTTAGTCATATTTTCCAGTTCCTTTACCAAATGGAGTATTGATGTCACCTTTTAATTTTGACTTGTATTTCAAGAAGTTATTTGGTTTGTTACCAGTAGTACGACCAGTTAAATCATCTGTAGTAATAGTCGGAGCTCCACCTTCATCAGTTCCACCAGCAGACCCCATAACTGCTTCACTCTTAACACCAAGTTTATCTTTGATACGTTTCATAGCAGAATGAGCTGCTTGTTTTACACGAGCAATAGGAGTAGATGCTTCTGGAGCAAAAGTACTATTCAATGAATAATCAGAGGTTGGACCAGCTGATTCATTAAGTTCATGACGGTGCATATCTTCCCAGTGGGCAGCAGCGTGTTTACGATCACTAACAGAGAACATCTTGTGCCAAGGAGTACCATCACCATGATGTTTAGCATAAGATTGTGCGGCACGATCAGCATGATACTGCCACAGTTTCTTTGCTTTCTCTGGATGATAAGTACCTTTCTTCATCTTCTTACTCAAGTTCTTAACGATAGGTTGATGACTTGAATAGTGTAAGTGATGATCGTTATCAGCATGAAGAACAAGTTCCTTAGCTGCATGTGGCATATCACCATAGTTTTCTTTAATGGTTTCTTCTCCTATACCTAAAATTTTTTTATTTTTATTTTTATTCTCTCTATCCTTTATGGTTTTGTGGGCTCGGTCAAGTCCAGATTCTGTATTCTTTTCATTACGATCTAAAATATCATTAAGTTCTTTAGCATGAGGATGGTTAGAATTATACCTATATGATGTTTGATGCAAATAATTTGAAGCTTTATCTTGATATGATTTCAAAGTTTTAGTAGATAATTCATCAATCTGTTCTACATCTTCTTTGTTCAATCTGGCATTTGCTTTCTTGATACCAGCACTTCTTTTAGCAAACTTTTCAGTATGTTTCATAAATTGTTTGGTGTCTGCGGCAGATTTACTACGTTGAGCAGCATTACCTGCAAGACCAAAAGATTTGATAGCAGAGATTGTTGATTTCTTTACATAGTTACCAAGAGTTTTCTTTGACAACTCATCCAACTGTGCATATTCTTCTGTCTGCATGAAGTCAAGAACATCTTCAAGAAGATCAACTTCTTCTTTTGCCATCTTAGTAGCAGTAGCATACATTACTTCTTTAGCACGATCACCATAACGGTCTTTGAAACCTTTTACATTCTTCTTCATGCTCTTAACATAATGTTCTTTCTCTTTGGACTCACCAGAAGTAAGAGTGCGTTCATCTAACACTTCATCTTCCTTAATCTGTTCAACTTCTTCACCTTTCAACTTATGCTTCAGTTTTTGTAACATTGATGGATGAAATGTTCCGGTCTTTTTCTTTATTTTATCATCAGCAAGTTCAGCGCCAAGTAAGCGATTCAAATTTGCTTTCATTGGATTTTTATCATATTGCTTATCATATTCCTTATATGCCTTTTTTCTATAAGCATCCAATTTACCAACAGATAATTCATCAATCTGTTCTGAATCTTCTTTACGAAGTTTCTTAAAATCTGCACCAGTAAGTTTACCCTTTGGTTCAGCAACATCAAGTTTACTTTGAGCACCTTTCAAACCTTCATCCAATTCTTCTTCTTTGTCTTTTGCAGTTTTCTTGATCTTATCTTTATCAGTGTTGATCTTAGCAGCAGGAATCGGTTTCGCTTTCATACGAGCAAGTTCACGATCTGCCTTTGCAACATCATCATCGTCATCGTAAGATTCTTCAACGTTAATGATCTTTTCTACTTCTTCTGCAACAGAATCCATTTTCAGTTTATTATAGAACATTTTATTCTCCGTACTTTTTTCTTTTTTTAGGTTGTTTAATTTCTACACCAGATAGCTTATTAACATTGTCTTGTTGGGTTTGCATAGGTTCTTTATTACAAGAACCACCAAGAACTCCACCAACACCCATTTCAGTACCACCTGGTTCATCAATGGATTCTACAAAATTTTTAAATGTTTTTCTACCTTCTTGATATATTCCAATATTGATACCACCTGGATATGCAGTACCAGATTGTCTCGTATCATACTCTGGACTTGTTCCTGATGGTTTTGGGAACCTTTCACTACTATTTAACCATTTTGACTTTTTCGCCTTTTCAGATTCCTTGTCTTTATTAAAGTTAGGAACTTTAGGTTTTGCAGTTATATTAATATGAGGTTTAGATTCTTCACTATATGTCATATTAGTATATGTCTTAGTTCTCTTTGGAGCATTGAACTTGATATCATCTTGCCCCTTCATACTTGGACTGTTATCAGGAACAACATCACTAGTAGTGTCTGCTGTTTCTCCACCAAGTTTCTTTAACTTTACACTTTCAACAAATATGTTCTTATTACGATAGATGTTATTCTTATTAACACCATCAAAGAATGCATTAGTTATCTTATATGCTGATGTGATATCTTCTTCAATCATATCAACAGAACCACTGTTGTCAATACGAAGGAAATTATCAAACTCTTCACTGTAAATATCTTTGTTGTGTTGTGCCTGTAACCATTTATCATTTCTTACTGACTCAACCATCATACGAGATAGTTTAGTGTTACGTTCTTGACTTGATTCATTTGTTGTGTCAACAAAGATCATCATTGTTGAGTATCCAAGTTCTTCAAGTTCTTCTTTTATATAAGAAATGTGTTCATTATCATCAGCAGGACCATTGATGATCAAAGGAGAACGACTACGGATTGCTTCTCTACGTAAGTCATGTGTCTTCTCAGACAACTTCTTCTTATCAGCAAGGTATGTATATGCTTGAACTACATTAAGTTCAATTGCTCTTGATTCTGAGATTGATTCACGGATAACAACATCCTTTCCAGAACCAGGTCCACCAGTAACAAAGATTGCCTTATACATACCACGAGTAAAGTTCTCATGCAATCCCATACCATGACGGACATCATGCATTAATTCTCTTGCATGTTCATCTTTAACATGGGAAGGAACACCTTGACGGAATGAAGAGAAATCTTTATTCTTAGCATGTTGACGCATCTTGGTACCAGACATACCTTCTTCACCTTCTGCATCTGGATCACGGTGTCCGGCAGAACGAACCTCAATTTTCTTGAAGTTGAAGTGTCCATGTCTTCCTTTTACACCGTTATACTTGTGTAATAGGTCATGCATTTCTTTTACACGGTCAGAACCAGCAACAACAACTAAATGATCATGACCTTTATCATGTAATTTAGATGCGTGATGTAAAATAGTAGGTTCACTACTAGAAGAAGAACTGAAGTTAGTACCTGGTGAATATCTTCTTAGATGTTTTACTTTTTGTTCTGGTGATAGAGGGTTCTTATTGGCATTCTGAGAATGAGATACAACAACAGAATGCGGCATCTTTTCTCTGTCAGATATTTCTCTTACTTTATTGATAAGTTTGAGGTGGCCAGTGGTAGGAGGATTGTATCTCCCGAATGCCATGACAACAGGTTTACTGGTCTTATTTGTTTCTTCTACTAACTCTAAAAAACTTTTCATTTCCTGACTTTTAATAGGTTGGCTTTACTGAATTCTTCTCTGTTGACTAACTTTGTTGGTTCGCCAGCATGATTAACTACAAATCCTTCTGGATCGGTCTTCTTACCATCTATGTCATGTTCTAATCCACCACCATGTTGATTCAAATTCTTTACTAAGACATCCTTTGCTTGTTGTAAATGGTGATGCATTCTCAACAAGTTTTCATAATGTTGTTTATTATTTTCAATATGATCAGAATGTGCTTGTCCTTCATTCTGTCTTCTTTGCTGAGTAGCAGGTGTTTTCAACTTACTTGCTGCTTTATTATACTTATCAACAATGTGTTGTTGTAGACCTTTAGCAGAAGGTGTTTCACCTGTTCTTACTGTCTGATTTATATAGGTTGCTAAATGATTAGCATCTCCTTGGTGTGGAGATGTGGCATTATACATGTCTTTATTTTGATCATGAATCTTCTTTGCTTGATCCATATGAGATTGAAACTCACTCTGATCTTCTGGACTGTAATGTACATTCTTAGTATCATACTCAGCAGATTGATGCCATACATCTGGATGTTGTCCAAAGTTATGTACATCAGGATGTGGATCTGCTCTCATAGAGTTCAAATCTTTTCCTTGATATTGTGTATGAACCACAACACCCATCTTTGCTTTTCTTATCTTATCTGCCTTATCGCCTCTGGCAGTATAAGTGATAGTATTAGGAGTAAATGATACACCACGTTTAGTTTCTTTCTTATCATCACCGGAGAACATCATATCTCCTTGATATACACCTTGTTTTGGTGAAACTTTAGGAAGATGGTTCAGTGCTGAATGAAGTTTCTCAACTAATCCTGGTGCATGTCCATGATTTTTAAGAATATCTTCGTGTGTATAGTTTATCTTAGGGTTCTTATTAAAAGCAGATTTAGAAGCAACAAAGAACTTACCAGTTTCTGGATGATGACCAAAAACAATAGATGGAGAACCATCATACTTCATAGTAAGTGCTGAACTGTGGCCACCACTCTTAATATGACTGTGTGCTTGATTTAACGCATTCTGAGCATGTTCAAAACCAGCACTACCATGTAGAAGAGGTCTATCCTCTGCATGGTGAATGTGCTTCAGTTTTGCTTCTTCAACGTCTTCTTTTAGAAAATATGAGAAAGATTTCATTTAGTTCCTTATGTGATCACAACGCACTATGGTTGTTCATAGAACTATTTATACTATTTGCAAAGTATATCCAGCATGTCACTCATAGTATATTTTGGATTAAATCCAAGTTTATGTAACTTATTAACGTCCAAAACCATATTGGTTGCTTGTACTTTAGTGTGGAATTCAGCAGGTGGAATGTTTTCAATAACAGAAGTTGAACCAGTTCTTTGTACTACAGATTCAATAACTTCATCCAACCATACTGGAATTCCTCTTCCAATATTATAGATTTCATTTATACCACCACTTTTAATGACAGTATTGATAGCACCAACTACATCATCAACATACATGTAATCTCTGTAACATCTACCACCATCATATAGTTGAATTGGTCTGTTATTTTTGATTTCATTGATCATATATTGAAGAGCATTCTTCTTCTTAGATACCTTATGATCTTGTGGACCAATAACATTAGGCAATCTTAATATACGATATTTGATTCCAAAGGTTTCACAATAAGAAATAAGAAGTTGTTCAGCAGCCCGTTTAGTAATGCTATAGAATCCTTTTGGATCACAATGTGTATCTTCTTTTGCTGGAAGATCTACTGAACCATATACAAACCATGAACTAATAAAGTTAAAAGTTAGGTCTGGGATATTCTCCTTTCTATGTGATTCTAGAACTTTAATAAAAGTTGTTAGATTAGTATCAATGTCAATATATGGATCAGTATGAACGTTGTAATTATCAATAGTAGAAATAAAATAAACCACTTCATTTGATTTGATCTCATAATCCGATCTATGATTTTTAATAACATTAGGAGTCAGTTCACAATACCGACTCCCAACGAAACCACCACCACCAAATACGTTTACTTGTCCCATGCTCTACACACCTTTTCAATATAAGAAAGAATGTTATCATTATACAAAGGAGAACATCCAATGAAGAACACATTACTCAATGCTTTGTTAGCATTTGGATATAACTTGTAATCGTCCAAGTGTTTATAAGCAGGATGTAATAGTAGATTACCAGCAAAGTAACTACGAGTTTGTATTTTATTTTCTTCGAAGTATTCAACCAGAAACTCCCTCAGTTCTTGTGTTTCACAGTATACTGGAACACCAAACCAAGAAGGGTCAGCACCATCTGTTGCCTCAATAACTCTTACACCTTTTATATTATCTTCAATATAAGAACCGATCTTTTTCTTATAATCCCGTCTAGAGGACTCTAGGAAGTCAAACTTCTTCAACTGTGCCATACCAATAGCACCTTGGAGATCAAGAGGTTTTAGGTTATAACCAATGGTAGTAAAGACGTACTTGTGGTCAATTATTCCATCATAGTCCTCCAACCACTTATCAAATCGGTTACCACACGTTCCACAAGCCAAGAGATTATTACTACCAACGCAATAACAATCACGACCCCACCAAGCAATACTTGTAGCAGTAGCAATAAACTCTTTATCATTAGAGCAAACCATACCACCTTCGCCTGTACTAATATGATGTGCAGGGTAGAACGATGTTGTCCATGCATAATAGTAATCTGTAATAAGTTGATTATTCCAGAGAGTTCCCAGAGAATCGCAGTTATCACCCAACAAAATAATACCATGTTTTTCACACAATTCAATAATCTTATCCATATCAGGAGGATTACCGAGAACTGGTGAAACAAAGATTGCCATTGTCTTATCAGTGATCTTCTCTTCAATCTTATTAACATCAAAATTAAGAGAATCAAGTTCAATGTCAATAAAGACAGGTTTTAGACCATTTTGAACAATAGGAGAGATGGTAGTGGGGAATCCCACAGGAGAAACGATGATTTCATCTCCGTCATACCATCCAAACTTCTTTTTCATAGCAGTAATAAGGACAAGATTTGCCGAACTACCAGAGTTAACCATAAGAGAATTCTTTACATTAAATCTCTTACTAAACTTGTTTTGGAACTGTGCTACTTTTTCACCAGCAACGACCCATTTACCATTGACTAATGAATCAATAGCAGCTTCCATTTCTTCATGGTCCCACATCTGACCAGAGTATTGAATGAAATCACCTTCCTTATAATTATCATAGTTCTTAACATATTTTGGAATGACCGTAGTGGCCAGTTCACGAATCATTTCATTTGTTTCCATGAGTATACCATCCTAAATTTTAAGTGTATATTATATCACATATAGAACATATTGTAAAGGATTATGTTCTATACGTCCAAACGTCATTCCTATATGTATCTGGTGGAAGATACCATCTATTATCTACACCTGGATGGAGGTCATATGCTCTTGGGTTACCTGACCCATGCCAACATTCCCAATCAAATCTATGGTGTGGTTGACCAGAGAACTGAGGTAAGAACTTTGTATACTCTGGTGTTTCCATGTGTCTACACTTTCTTAGATAAGATGCCTTTGCCCAATAGAAATTACCTGCATAGAATGGATGTGGTGGATTATCTAGGAAAGCTGCACCACACATATCATACCCTTCATCCAATTTAGCAACACAATCTTGCCATCTTTCAATGTTCCAGTATTGCATATACTTACGCCAATTCTGATGACCACCTGGTGGATGACTACAACCTTTATGTGTTATGTGACAGATATAATATTCACCTGGATTATGTCTAATATAGTTTTGTACTGCCAACTCGGTTGTTGCTTCATACCATTCTTTATATACATTGCCATAAACACGGTATGTTACGTTCTTCCTTGAGATCCATCTATCAGATAACCAGTTATATGGTTTAGATTCGAAGTGTAAGTTCATAACAGCGGAATCACAAGCATCGAGTAGACCACTTGATTCTAAAAGATCAGCCTGTTCATGGGTAATATCCATCCCAGAACCTATATTGATAACATGACTAAACAAAACTATTCTCATATCTTTTCCCCAACGACCATAAACGAATCATTTAAATCCTTTCCTGATGAAAATATTTTATCATAATCATTATCATACATATAATCCTTAATCATATCTGATGTAAATGAATGAAGATGTTTTCTGTTATTCCAAGGTCTCCAATATTCTTGGTCATAATGTGGTAGATAAAGGAACAAAACACCACCACTCTTTAGTTTGGATGTCCAATAATCAAGTGCATCAACCCAATATGGAAGATGTTCCAAACAATGACTAGAGTAAATGTAGTCCAGATTATCATACTCAAAATCATAGGCATCATTCCCATCATCAAAGTTCAAATCAACACCAATTGCACCAGGAAAGCACCATTCCTGTCTATTACATCCAATATCAATACCATATCCTTTACAAAAGTGTTTTGCAAAAGGTATTGCAAATTGTGATGCATTACCTTCCTCTTGGAATTTTGGATACCATCTACCTTTATACTTTATTGTTTCAATATTACTCATAGTTGAATTCTTTAATGTAGTGTAAATGACTATTTCTATTTTTATAATAGTGTAAGTCAAATGAATATTCAATCGGTTTACCATCCCAATTATATAGATCATCGTCCCAAAGGATATGAGTTTCTTTATTCATCATATCAGACAATATTCCTATTCCTGTGAATGTTGTTATGAATGGGTTTGGATTATATTTGATCAACGAAAGATTATACAACAAATGATGAGAATAGTCAAGATAATAAAATCGATCTGTATTGAATTTATCATATCCTCTTATATGATTAGATAATCTTCTCTCATCAACATCAGGTGCATCTTTTGGACTCCACCTATCTGCAACAAGAATACTATCTTCATGCTCACGTATATCATTATACCAAGGTATATTTAAATTGTAATCAACATCTAAATCAAAATCAATATTATAATTACTTCTTACAAAATTATAACATCTCCTAACTGCGAATGGTTCATCACCATTATTTTGATCACCACCAGTGTCATCTAATACAATATATTCTTTAACTATTGGTTGTTCATCCATAAAATGAACATCGGAAAAGATACCCTGATATAATAAAAGATCTTTTATTCCATTGAATCTTTTAAGACGATCACATATACCAAATGATATTGGACCATACTTTTCATGCAATCCAGATAATGTAGGAAGACAATGGATAAAATCTCCTAAGTTGTGTATTCTTGGTGAATATACCTTCATGCTATTGCTCTTTTATAAAAGTGATCTTTAAAGTAACCTGTTCTATCCCATTGATGAACTAATGCAACAACTGAACCATCTTCATTAATAAGATTTCCATCTTTATCAAATATCATCTTATTATGATCATTCATTGTTGCCACTGGACCATGACCAGATAGGTATAATCTACAATCAGGAAAATGATTATTATGGATCAAATATCCATGACATGGTTGATCAACTACAGGATTATGTTGTGTTAAGTTATTACCACCTCTTAGGATAATCATTCTATCAATTTCATTTATTATAGAATTTAAATAGAAAATCATTCCTTCTCTGGTTCCTATAGTTGTTCCGGCACAAACAACATGTTTATCCTTCATTTTCTGATAGACTTCTTCACCATAGATTCCTCTTATCCACCAGTTACCATTACATTCAGAATTTCCATAAGTAACATTCTCCATGAAAAATTCTAATTGTGTTGTCATTTCATGTTTGAATGGGTTATCTTGGAATATGACATCTCTAGTATCAATGATGAATACTTTCTTATCATATTGTGGATTTTCTTCAAGGTATTGATTATAAATCAAATGTCTAACATTACAAATCTCAACTCCATTAGATATATCCGAAGAAAGTGTTTCCCATTTTACATTATAATAGTCCAACATATCAATCATATTATAATCAGGATCATACATGAAAAGAACAAAATCTTCTGAGTAATGCTTTCTTAATGATTTAACAAGTGGTTCTAGATCATTTGCTGTGTAACGTGTTGCTACACCCATAACTAAATTAGACATTAGAATATCCTATTATAAGTTTCCCAATCAACACCAGGTGACATATATGGATCAACTTGTGTAACCAATCCTGTTATTGGTGTCCACAGTGGATAACCATGATGATACATTGATATAAACAAATTCTGATCATGTGCAACACAATGTTGACTTGTTATAGTATCATTATAATCTTTAAATGTTTTATTATCTATAGCATACGTATGACATGCAGATTCATTAGTTCTCCAATGATGATTACTAGTTTCATCAAAGGTTATCATTAATTCATAATGTGAATCTTGTTTACCAGTATACTTAACTGGATTGTATCTTGCTAAATGATCATATGGAGAAATGATTTTATATTTTGGAACTGCTAATGCTACTTTTCTAACAGAATCTGGTAGATGTAAATAATCATCTTCTACAAAATATAAATCATTATCCAATGAAGATGCAAGATTATATGCCTCCATCAAACTACCGATATAACTTCCATGATATGTTTTCACATGTTCATATTGTTGGATGATATCAAATAATGGTCCCATTGGTCCATCATGTATGAATATAACATTACTCACTAGGTCTTTAGCATTTTCTACTGCATTTAAAAATGAATATAAACACTTTTCTTTAGAGAACCATTCTGGTCTATTACCACAATGAGTCCCTTCTATAGTTTCACATACTCTATAAATGATATCAAGCATTGTTATAATCCTTAAAGATTCTAAACCAATCATGTGGACTGTTATATCTCAACTCAAACTTCTCTGGGTCTGTGAGATATGACATCAATAATAAGGTCTGATCATCATCAATAAGTTTGTAGTTAATAAGACAATTTAAATTCTTCATAACAAGATCTTTCAAAGTGTCCCACATCTTAGTACCAGCAACAATGTGACAACCTTGAATATACACATCACCAGTATAGATAATACTATCAATAGGACGTTCTGGTTCAATATCACGCATGTTAAAGAAATGAATCTTGTCTGAGTCAAATGGATACTTCCATTCTAATGACTTTGGTAACGTATCAATTGTTCTAGCATATCCAAAATCAATCCATGCAGTCAAATCTGTCTTAACCAATCCAGATTCAATAGCATGACTAACGTATAGTGACTTAAAGATATTAACAAGAACATAATCAGAATGCCAATATTCAATCAATTGAGGATTGACCACCTTTTCATAATAATCAGGTGAATTCATAATCTCTTCAATCTTTTCTTTAACTTCACCAAACCCTTTTGGTAAATATGATCCCATAACAACAACTTGTGTTCTGTCTTCTAGACCATTTTGTTTTCTTATGTCATGCACTCTTTCAGCAAGGTCTGGTGTCGTATAGACAACCATATCATTTTTCAATTTTGCCAAGTAATTGAAGTAATCAAAATAAGTATCCAAACTACGGTGCTGATAATGCGGAAGAACTCTTCCATGTTTCTCCTTGGGTAAATTACCTCTTCCAATATCAAAGAAGGCTGTACAAATAGTTATATTATCACTCATATTTTTTCTCTATCTTATCTTTCCATTCTGGTACACGATTGTATTGGTGAACCATAACATATTTTTCACCTTTACTATTATAAACAAACTCACCATCAAAGGTTGGTTCTGGACACAAAAGGTTTGGTCTGAATTTATGCATTTTCGTAGGATCAGCAGTTGTTCCCAATTCACATGCCCAATCGTAATCATGATCACAGAATAATGTCATTGATTTATATGGTTCAAGAGACAACATTACATTGACTGCTGCTTGATCTGGTGTAGGATTATGTGGTGCTGATGCCTGTGCAAAATGAACTTTCAGTGAAAAATCTCTGAATGGTTCAAGTAAACCTGCCATTGATCCTGCATTATATATTGAAGTATCTTTTAACTTATCATAGATATCTTGACCAAAACAATTTAGAAGATTTTCTCTTCCCCAATCTTCATCTTTATATTTCAAACCTTCACTACCATAGATTAAGTCGGGCCAATCATATTCCAGATCATCTAACCAATCAGATGGGTTTGTTTGAAATACTACATCAGATATATCAGTTGAAATAACAAAACGAATATCATCTGGTGAAAGTGTGCTTAGATATTTCCAATAAAAATAATGTCTGAGTGCAGGAACCCTAAAACCAATTTCTTGGCCAACATAATAACCATCATTAGTAATATCCCTTTGATTAGAAACTAATACAACTTCAAAATCATTATCATTAAGAAGTTTAATAGTGTCATCAGAAATATTGAAAGCAATAACTACTTTCTTACCAGTAAACCCACTTCTGTTGATGGAATTGACCCAATATTTCAACTTATCGTAGTTATACTCCGATACAGCAGATATAATCAAATCTTTTTGCACAGATGTTCTCCCATTTCTATAATCAAATTTCTATAAATGTAAGGTCCAATATTCATACCAAGAGTTTCTGTTAATTTTGAAGTGTCTAGTATAAACTGTTCTTTAAACTCTTCACTAGTGAATCTAATATTACCCTTACCATACCCCTGTACAAGATATGCACCAATAAGACCAATTGGTAACCCTTCACCAGCACCAAGGTTATATACACCACTTGGTTTCTTTACACACACTTCTGTTATCACTCTTGCTGAGTCATCAACATGAATAAAATCTCTTCTAGTTGATGGATGTATATTATACACTATTTCTCCTGATTTGACAAGAGAATTCATCAGATATCCGAAGAAAGAATTGCGACCATATTCAAACCCAAATAGATTTGAACCACGAATGATAGTAGATTGATCACCAAAGTCATCTTGTATCCTTGTTTCAGTTCTTAACTTATTAATACTGTAATAATCAAAAGGATCTAGGGGATCTGTTTCTTTGAAGATTTTTAGATCAGAATGAGAACCATATACTTTTCTGGTGGAAAGCATAATAAAATGACAACCACTTTTACATGCTTTATTTGCTACATAGAAATCAAAATCAGCAGCAGTACTATATCTTGTATCTCTATACTCTGGATTTAATGCACAACCAACAACAGTATCAAAGAATGGAAGATCAATCTTATCAAAATCTTTGTGTGATACTTTGTAGAATTCTATATCAGGTCTTTTTACATTACAGAGAGCATTTCCTATAAAACTATTTTCACCAACTACTAAGACTTTTGTTTCCAAGGGAAGACTCCATTATATCTTTGATTCACAACTTTATTACCGAGTAAGAAGAATTCAGATTTAACTGAACCATCATTACCACCCAATCTATAGTTTACTGTATATTCACCAGTGCATTTTACTTTGTTAAAGTTCTGTAACATGACATTAAAGAATACTCTATCTTGTCCCCAACCACCATGCCAAGCAGATGCAACTCTTGTTGCAATAGATGTTTTCAAGCAGTAACAATTGGTATCTATATGATTGTATTGAGCATATGGTGCCCATAGACCCAAACTCTCACAATCATCTCTACAGATAAATTCTTTATCACCACTGTATATATTTCTTAAAGAATATGCCCAATCTAGATTATTTTCAGAGATAATTCTATGCATATTCTCAACATGAGTTGGTTCTAACCAACAATCTTGATCTAGATAAAGAACATAATCAGTATTGATTAGATGGGTAAATGCGGCATAAACTCTATGACCATAGAACCCATTTGCACCTACATTTTCTGGAAGAACACAGAAATTTATATTATGTTCCCATAATTTATTTCTACCAATAAGTTCCCTAACTTTATCAACATGTTGTTTACCATCAACTACAAGATATAGTTGTGTATAATATGATTGATTAAGAACACTTTCAATTGCATCAATCAACTCTGGTGCACCAGTAGTTGGTAAAATCACAGTAGCAGACATACTACCCTCTCATTAATTTAAATAACATGTTAAATTTAACCAATTTCACATTAATCCAATGTCTATAAGAACTTTTCCAATCCATTGGTCATTTCGTTTGGATCGTAGTTAAGAATAAGTACTTCTATTCTTGATTTTCTTATTCCTTTTGCCGGTTTACCGTCTTTTGTGACAGCACCATCTACTTTTGATAACCCATTTATACTATATGTCTTTTCTTCATGCCAATAAAACTTATCTCTTGGAAGAATATTCTCTAACTCTTGGAAATAATAATAGGACAAGGCAAACTTACCTTCCATCTTTGATATTAGATCCAATAACTCTATATGATCATCATACCCAAAACTATTGTTGGCATAATAATCTTCCATATTGAAATAAGGAGGATCTATGTAAAAGAATGTAGTTGGACTGTCATATTTAACAATAAGATCTCTGCAGTCTAAATTTTCAGTTTTAAGTTTCTTTAGTTTATCTAGATAATGTTTTTGTGTAAACTTTTCTGTATATGTATGAAATTTCAGTTTGTTTTTCTTTTCAACATACATTTTACTATTTGACTCAACAGCATTACCACCAAACATGTTAGTCTGAAGAAACATATACTTAGCCGCCAATTCATAGTTTGGTGTTTGGAAGTTAGTACCAAACAAAGGAACTATTTGATCCCTAAATTCTATAAACTTATCGGGATTATTATCATATTGATAAAGATCTAATAGTATTTCGTGAAAATATTTAGGATTTGTAGTAGAACACAGAAATATATTATACAGATGACGGTTATAATCATTGTATATATTGTATTTGAATGGTGTCTTCTTACTTTGCCAGTAAATCCACCCAGCTCCACCAAACACTTCAACGTATGTGTCAAACCCTGTTTCTGGTATTTTTGGATCTATCCATTTACAATGTAATTTTTTCCCACCCATATATGGAAACATATTTTACCCTCTATAAATTTTTTATTCATTATACCACAAAATATATATTTTGTCAACAAAGTTATAAATATAACATCAGAAATACAATCAAAACTAACAATGGCTACTATAGCAGGAAACACCAAATACGGAGAAGGTCATCAGGTTATTCTGAAGGATTATAAAGATTTGTCTTCCTTGGCGAAAAAAGCTTTCATGGACAGCAAATATATTCCAGGTAAGTCCGTATTTTCTATCACAGTAAGTCCCAACAATAAGAAAAAGGTATTTAATGTTATAGAACTACCTACTGGGCCAGGAAGTGTATATTTATTAGATGATAAAAGAAAGGTGGTTTTGGTTATAGGAACAAATAACGCCATCAATAACTCGTTTAACCACTATACTGCAAACTCAAAATCTGACACAAATATTCTAACAGAAGTTAGAGAAAACATAAGTTTGTGGATGATGGAATCTATCATTGAACATAACAAAATTCTCAGTGAAGATGAAATTATTTCCAAACTTGGGGACATGAAAAAATATTATAGTACAACTTTTTATGAGAGTTCTGTTAAACAATCTCAAGCACTAAAAAAAGAAATAACCACAAAAGGTTACATATATGAACGACAACATGAAAATTTGACTAAATCATTATATGATAAAGGGAGAAAACTTTCAAAAAAAAGTAATGATAACTGGAATCCTGCTGATGTATGGATGATCAAACGCGGGTATGATATTAATAAATTAGTCGAAATAGACAATCTTGAAGAATTGAATACAGAAATTGCAATTGCTTACAAGAAAAAAGAAGTTATCCCAGTATCACTAAAACAAGTAACGACACCAAAGGGGAAGTTTGCCGTTGTTGACCCATCAACACAAATGACACAAAAACTTGATTATGATTTTTCTTTTGAAAAAGTAGATTTCTCTGGTCAGTCATATACAGGAAAATCATTCGCCAATTTCCAAATAGAAACCAAATCTGGATTTGCCGTTCGTGGAGGATTCAAGTCATCAGGGGCTTCATTGAATGTTTCACTTGAAGGAAAATGGGTTGGTGCTGGTTATCAATTGGGAGCGGTTGATGCAAAAACATATCCAGTTCATTGCAAAGAAAAATATGGATATGTTTTAAGAAATGGTGTCAACGTTTCCAAATCTGAGCATGAATTAGCTAAAAAAGAACTAAAAGAGATATTTCAAAAGTATCCTAGAGTTTCACACACACTCAAAACATATGATGATGCCATGACTCTGTTTTTATCCAGTGATGATTTCACAAAAGATCGGTTTTCTAATATAGTATCGTATCTTTATAGTTTTCTAATTGCCCCATTAAAAGTAAAATCGGGTTTTGACGATAACATGAAATATTGTTACTTTTCCGCCAAGAAGATTACATCAGGGGCATCATTATATGTCATTCTTGAAAATGGTTAATCATCTTTTATCGTATGATATCAATATCCTTTCCAGAAGTCCAGACCTCTAGTTCGGTTCTCAAACGACCTTCTGATTTCAATGTTTCGAATCTATTAATGGCTTTCTTTCTCCACCATTCAATGATATTTGCAATATCAAATCTGTCATAATTATCATCGGGTATTAACATATCAGTCTTATTATTAACATAATCAATATAGTTTTTGAAACCATAATTGGATGTATAATATCTTTTCTTTTCTGTTAGATTTTTAGCATTATCAATCACTTCCATGAAATGATCATACTCAGGAGAACCTTTTAATGACTGTTTGGTCAAAGATAAAATCTTTTGTGAAATCTTTAGTTTTCTACTAGAAGCATTATCATCAACAATATCACCAATTCTGCTTTCAACAAACGTAACCAAATCATAATATGGTTTACCATGCATCATTGGAAGGAAATCACTATCAGTCAAACCCCTAAATCTAATGTAAGGTTTCATTCCATCATATTGTGATCCAACTTTAGAAGTTCCATACAAACTAGTTGTCTCAAACAAACAAAGATTCATATTATATTTCTTGTTACAGATTTCTCTTACTTGGTGTGAACAACAAATAGCAGCCAACAACTTACCACCAAGATAATTATACCCAAAAGGTTGGGCAGGAACAATCACAAAACCCATCATAGTTGCGTTATTGAAACGAGAAGCACCTTCTTTGGTTTGTGTGAACACTTGACCCAACAATTCGTTACGGGGTTTACAATTGATTATAGGAGATCCTAAACGAATAAATCCAAGATACTTACCCGTTTTCTTTTCTTGAACAGCTAGACGAATATTCCTACCAACAGGAGGTATATTGATATGTGTTGAAGTAATACTGTTTAGTGTTTCCCACAATTGAGATGGAATTTCAACCAATTCAATATCCATATCACTAGGATGCATCGTAAAATCATCAAACAATTCATCTTCTGGAGGGAACAGAGGATTTGAAGGAATCTCAGCGAGAGCTGCTAATTTCTGGTCTTTCATATAATCATCAATACGTTCAAAACTACCATAGTAATCTTCAAACACTTTCGAAATATAGATTCCATCTTCTTTAGTTAACATTATACTTTAAATCCTTCAAATTTTTTCTTTGGGTTACTACTTGATTGAACTTGTCCAACATCAACTAGATCTTGTTGTCCAGAATCCTCTACATCATATAATCTCATTTTACTTCTGTCAATACCTAATGCAAATCTTTTATATGATGTTAGATCTGAATACCTATTCTTCAATTGTTTAACCATAATCTGACCTAGTTCTTCTAACTCTTCCGAAGACACCAACGCAAACATTAAATCTGCCGTAGCCGGTAGACCAAACGACTCGGAAGTGTCTTCAAGACCTGGATCGGACGATGAATTATGTGTCAATATATCATTAGCATAAAATAAATGATTACCAGAAACTTCAATATCAATTACATCATTTACTGTTAATTCTTTAATAGAAATTATTTTTTCAATCACAATATACCCTCATATTCAACTTTGGATGGAAAAGTCCTGGATTTGACCGGCACCATTTCGTTATTCTATTATAGTTGGATTTTCCACCAAGAAATTTTAATAATTGATCTGTTTCATGTTTTTTCCCATCGGTATATTCTATTTTCCACATTTTAACATTATGTGGCCTATTATTTTCATAATATTTCCTTTTAATATTACCCAAATGGTTCTTAGTTTCATCACTGTGTTTGTGTCCCCAAGAAGGGTTAATCCATCCAGAATTATATTTTTCTTTTAAGGATGCACTAATTTTTTCAGATGTATACTTACTCATATTAATATTTTTATTCCAAACATCTCCATTCTTTTTATTTTCATTTATAATAGTGATATCATCTTCAGTAAATTCTGATTTATTTTTTTGTAAATCTTCATACCTCATATTATATCCATAACCATCTTTATAATGACTGTTATAAAATTTAATGTAATGGTTTTCTCTAGAAAACGAATCATCATTTAATACTTCTTCTAATAATTCTATTGTAAAGTTAATTTTCCCATAATAGATTAAATCAATACATAATTCTCTATTAACACCCTTCCTACCCATTCTAAAATGTTCATCTAATCTTTTTTCTAATGTTTTATTAGTTTGTCCGATATAAATTTTATTAGGTAATAAAAATGTATTGGTGATTTTGTATATTCTAATCATATTCTCATATTGTTGTTTGTATAGAAGATATATTTACATATAAACCGTCACCAATAGATAGTCCAGTTTTTATGGATTTTTCTCCCCCAATCGTTGGAAAAAGGTGTTCTTCAGAACATATTATTTTTTTACCACTTTCGGTAATAATTTCATATGTTTTTTTCTTTTGTATATCAAAAACGTTTTCAACTCTATTATATCCGGTATTCGATAAAACATAATCACCAACATTAATATCCTTTATTTCTATACTACCTTTATTTTTTTCTCTGACGATGGTGTCGAGACTAAGACAGAATCCGCTTCTTGTAGTTTGTGTAGCTGAAACTATAGGTACGGTATACTCGACAGCAAGACCTCTCAACTCTTCAGCAATTGACTTGACATATGTGTATGAATTGATAGACGCACCAGGTTTGATACGAGAAGAAGTACAGATGTTAAGATAGTCAATAAAAATAATATCAGGTTTGAAATTACGCTTGAGATTAAGTTCATTTAATAATGCTCTAAAATGTGTTACAGATGCAGATGCAGTTGGGTATTCCTTGATAATCAACTTACCAGTAGTTTTCTTCTTAACTCTTGCAACTTTCTTATCATAATCTTCTTTAGATAACTTCTCAAGTTCATCAACTTTAACATTTAAAAGATTAGCATCTATTCTTTCTGCAATCTTCTCTTCCGCCATCTCTAATGTAATA